TATGAACCCGGACGTTGGTCTTTGGGATGCCGGGATGCTCGCGCGGAACCCGCCCCCGGAAGGTGGCAAACCTGGACAGGCTCCTCGCGGCCCGGTTGGCGGCGGCGTAGTGAACACGCCCGTCAATCGATAAATGGAAGACGAGCGCATACCTTCGGATTTGGTTGCGCTCCCTACCATGCCATATTCGGAGCGTCCTACGGAGTTACCGTTGGACATAGAAGAATGCCGTACTTCGCTTTGGATGGCGCACGGCAATATATCCGAGGCAGCGAAATTACTTAAGACCACATCCATTCGGTTAAGAGCTTTCGTTAAGAAAAGTCCCTATCTTTCAGCGGAACTGCAGGAAGCGGCTGATAGACTGGTTGACATAGCCGAAAGCAACGTGCATGACGCACTCACTGACGAATTGGATCCGAGTCGTAGGGACACGATGTCGCGATTTGTTCTCTCGAATATCGGGAAGCATCGCGGGTGGGGAACCGCGACCGGTGGAGGAGTTACAGTCAAGAATTCAGCGGGTGGAACAATTGTTGTCCAGTGGGCAGACGGATCGCAATTCGGTAACCCCGAAGCGGAAGAAGATTCGAAAACAATTGAGGGAGAGGTTGTGAGGGATGTCGGATAATCCCGAACAAGCCGCACCTGTTATAACTATTCCGTACGTGCCGCGTGAGCATTTTAAAAGTTTGCATTCTACCGCTAAGCGCTGGGGATTCGTTGTAGCACACAGGCGCGCTGGAAAGACGGTCGCCCTGTGTAATCAAGTAATTCGGAAAGCACTTGAAAATAAGCGGACCTTCCCGCCGCCCCGTTATGCATATATTGGGCCATCTTTCGCGCAGGCTAAGGATTTGGTTTGGGGTTATTATAAATATTACACCGGGGTATTGCCTCAGGTGAAGGTGACAGAAGGGGACTTACAGATTATACTCCCCACCGGGGCAATGATTAATTTATACGGGGGTTCCGCCGCTTACGAGCGAATGAGAGGACTGTATTTCGATGGAGTTGTTGCAGACGAGTACCCTCTGCTTAATCCTAGCATGCTCGGTTCTGTTATCCGTCCTTGTTTGGCTGATTATCAAGGCTGGGCAGTTATAAGTGGGACGAGCAACGGGGATGATCACTTCCACGAATTGAAAAAGAGGGCCGAGAAGGACCCTTCTTGGGATATGTGGTCGATACCCGTCGACGAAACCGACGCGCTGCCCCTAGACGAAGTCGCAGAAATGCGCAAGGACATGACGGCGGACGAGTTCGCCCGCGAAATGATGTGTTCATTCGATGCGCCGGTCGAGGGCAGTTACTACGGCGATGTGATGAACGAAATTCAGATCGCTGGGCAGATCACCGGAGTGCCTTACGACCCGAATTCGCTAGTTATGACATGGTGGGATTTGGGTATCGACGACGAGATGGTTATCTGGTTCGCGCAGCGTTGCGGAAGGGAACTCCATGTCATCGACTATTTGGCTGGCACCGGGAAGGGTCTCGAATGGTACGTCGGGCAAATTAAATCTAAGCCCTACGCTTACGGAGTGCACGTTCTGCCTCACGACATCAAGGCTCGTGAACTTGGAACTGGAGTTAGCCGGAAAGATGTGCTTGACGGCATGCTGCCCAACGTGTTTGTCTGCCCTAACCACACCGTCGAAGATGGAATCAGTGCAACTCGAGCTGCCATTCGGATGATGTGGATGGATAAAGTTCGTTGTGAGCCAGGAATTATGGCGCTGCGGAACTACCACAAGACAGGCACCGGAAAACCCCTCCACAATTGGGCGAGTCACGCTTGCGACGCGATGCGTGTCGGCTGCGTTTCGCTTAATATGGTCGGATTTATGGTAGGTGGTTCTAACGTAGTCGGACTGCACGAAGGCGCGTTGAAGCGTAATCTCAAGCGCATGGCGAATGGGCCTGCTCGGAGACTCCGATGAATTATAGCAAACCAATTTCCACAGGCGAGTTCTTCAAAAATAGCCCCATAGGACAGATTGGGGCGCTGGAGAATTCGGGTACGGATTACGGCGGCGAAGCCGACGAGACGGTATACGCAGCGACCGTTCGCGCGATGATCGACGACGCAGTAGAATTTGAAGAAAGCGTCTTGGGGCCAGCCCGCGATGAAAATCTCAGATATTTCTATGGTGAAATACCTGAAGCGGAAGGTGAAGGAAAATCTAGCGCTGTATCTACTGACTTCCGTGATACTGTTATGGCAATCCTTCCTAGCCTTATGCGTATTTTTACTTCTACCGAGAATGTTGTGAATTGCTCGCCGAACTACAAGGGCCAGGAAGAAATGGCCCGACAGTGCACCGACTATTTGGGCTACGTTCTGTGGGAAGACAACCCCGGCTTCCTAATTATCCACGATATTGTGAAGGATGCTCTGCGCTGCAAGACGGGCGTCGTGAGGTGGTGGACCGAGAATGACGAAGAAGTTACGGAGCAGGAATTCCGCAACGTATCTCAAGAGCAATTCCAATATCTGGTCAGCGAGAATCCGACCATAGAAGTAATATCCCAAGAAGAATCGCAGATATACCCCGGCAATCTGGACAGCCTTCGGGTGCGCTTTGTCAAATCTAAGCCGCTCACGAAGATCACTTCGGTGCCGCTGGACGAATTCCGAGTATCCCGGAAGGCCAAGGACGTCGACGACGCCCCTCAGATTGGCCACGACCAAATTGTTAACGTGTCAAAACTAGTCCGACAGGGGTATTCCCTGGAAGAATTAGCCGACTATATGAACCAGACGGCGGATAATTATTCCACCGACCGGTTGTTCCGTAATTCGGGTCTCGATCAAGGAGATTTGACCGATGCGTGGGACGTTCGATACGGTTGTTACTTTATCCGAGTGGATAAAGACGGCGACGGAATTGCAGAATTACGGGAAATTCATACTATTGGGGATGATCATAATATTCTGTACGATGAAGTCGTTCAACACGCCAATTTTGCTGTGTGGTGCCCTGATCCTGAACCTCATACTCTTGTGGGAGATACTCCAGCGGACTTAGTTAAGGATATTCAGGTCATCAAGACTAATATGCTTAGGGGTAGTCTCGATAGTCTTGCGCAGTCCATTTGGCCTCGGACGGTGTTCAACCAGACCGTCACAAATACAGACGACGTGCTGAACGACGAGATAGGTGCGCCGATCCGCACTACGGGTTCTCCCAGTGATTCGGTTATGTCGATTAGTCACAACTTCGTGGGCCAGCCCGTCTTCCAGATGTTCGGAGTTATGGAGCAACTTCGACAAGCCCGAACCGGCATTTCGGATGCGTCGAAGGGCGTCGATCCTCGTGCGTTACAGTCCACCAACGTAACTGGGATCGACGCCATCGTGCAGGGGGCACAGGAACGAATCGAACTGTGCGCAAGGATACTCGCCGAAACCGGGATGAAGCAGCTTTTCAAGGGGCTTCTACGGGAGATCGTCGCCAACCCTAACCAGAACCGTACCATTCAGCTGCGCGGCAAGTGGACCGAAGTTAACCCGTCTACTTTCGACCCCACCATGCGCATTTCGGTTAATCCGACCATGGGTAAGGGGTCCGACATGACCCGGCTTATGGTGCTGCAGGAAGTGAAGCAGACACAAACCGCTATCATGACCCAATTCGGCGTGGAGAATCCTCTCTGTGGCGTGCAGGAATTTCGGAATACCCTCACGGACATCCTTGCAATCGCCAATGTTAAGAATGTCGGGCGTTACTACCGCGAGATTACCGAAGAGCAGGTTAGGCAGATCGCAGAGACGCCTAAAGAGCCGGATGCAGCTACTCTTCTCGCTAAGTCCGAGATGGAGAAGAATCGCGTCAAGATGGCGACGGAAATTAGCAAGTCTAATTTCAACGACAGGAAGCTGAGAATAGATGACGATTTCCGCCGTGACGAGATGATCGTGAAAGGTCTCCTCGATGCCGCCAAGATCGAAGCTCAATTCGCTGCGGATGTTGATGAGGCAGCACTCGAAGCCGAAAATACACCACAGGAAGTGCCGCAACCGGCTCCGGCTCCGCTACCAATTCCGCAAATGACAGGAATGGAAGATGCAGGACAACAATCAGCCGTTCCACAAGGACAAGCCCCGCCTCAGTAATTTTGAGACGGAAGAGAAGGCGGGCGAAGCGAACGCACTTCTGAACCATCCCGTGCTGAAAGAAGCCATCATAGATATATATTCCAGGGCCACTGGAACGCTAGCGGAAGCTGATGTTGGTAGCTTGACAGCCGGGGCAGCCCATGCTATGATGAAGGCCACGCTTGAGTTACAGAAGCAACTTGAGCAATATGTCAATGACGACAAGGTTC